GACTGGATCACGCGGCCCCTCTCGTTATCCTAAAACCAGTCCACCTGCTTCTTGCCACCGCCCTTTTTCCCTGGCAGCGTTACAACCGTACCGCTCGGGAATGCCGCTTCATTTGGCTTTTCGTCGTTCTCGATCCTGGACACTTCCACGCCGTCCATCAACGTTATCAACGCACGGGACCTTGGGTCATATCGAGTTGTAACTACAACATCGCCACAGCCCTCCGAAACTGGATCACGCGGCCCCATGTTCATCCTATGTCTTCCGTTTCACTTTTCCACGTCGCTGCTTCGCGGTCGTCTTCTTAGTGTGTCGTTTGCCCGCCGCCGTACCTTTTCCGGGATACGCAGTGCGTCCGCTCTTGTGTGCCATCATGCGCCTCCCGCTGGTTGGGCAACCACCCAAACGGCATGGGAATTCACCATATCTTTGGCCCTTTGAACTGTCTCGTTGATTGTGGAAACCTGTTTCTTGGACCACAATCTCTCATCTCGACCCCAACCAAACTCGAAACCCGTCTGAGCCATAAGGTCCGAATCGGACACTTCCAGCATCATCAACCTCCCTGCTGCGCCCCCCCTCGTCTTCCGATCGCCGTGGCCAGCGCCTGCTTCAGCTGCTCCTGATCACCGCCGGGCCGACCTTCGCTCCGGTTCACCCGTACGTTCGTGCGCGTGGTGGCCGGTGCCTGCCGAACCGGAGGCTGGCCCCCTTCGCGCTTCTCCGTGTCGGCCGTAGCGGCCGGAACAAGCAGGTCTTTCAATTCCGGAAGACCCCGAAGGTGGGCCTGATCGTCCACCATCTTGATCGCCGCCTTGGGAATGTCAATTCCAGCTCCGGCCAGAATGCCCGCCATCGGGGTGATCATGTTCGTCCAGAGTTGTAGAAGCAGGTTGGCTTTCCCCGTTGGGGTATCGGTGGTATCGCTGTATGGCTGTACGTCAAACGCATAGTCTTTGAACTTTCCCTTGTCGGGATCGTCCGGCGGCCACACGAACGGGATGGAGATTCCCATAACGGGCTCGTATTCGTAGAAGCTTCGTTTCTTGTGGCGGTTCTTCCATTCGTACCAGGCCAGATCACTGAAAATGCCGGCCAGGAACCTTTCCTCTTCCCGCTGGTAGACCGAGAGAACTCGAAACGCCGACTGATTGATCAATTTTTCCTGGGTGGCCGTGTCGGCTTGCGTGCCGAGCCCGCCCAACGTTTCAAGGCTGCCCATTCCCTTGCTGAACATCTCACCCATGTGGATGGCGAAGTTCAAGACCATGGGATTTATCTCGCCGACCTTCTTTTCGACCACCGAATTCGGGTCGTCCATTCCGAAAACCGCACCGTCCCCGAACGCCGAGACTTGGTCCGCGTCTTCGTTCGCCCCTTTCCGGTAGGCCATTCCCGACTTAGACATCTGGGCTTGGCGTGCGACCTTGCGGTACATCTCGCTCTGCAAGACGTGGGCGTCGAACCAGACGGCCATCGGCGGAGCCGGAACGATGTTGGACGGCATGGCCCCGAACCTGAGAAACCGATAAGGACCGGTGGGGTTCTTCGGGCCTTTGAAGTCGAACTCCCGGATAGGCCCTTCCGGGTACCCATGCCAGTGTGTTTCGATCCGTTTGGTACGAGGAAAGTACAGGTCCCAGAGTTCCACGGTGGGCTCTAATTCCGGACCCATCGAACCTCGATTCCGGGTCAGCGAGTCTGTCCGGTCGGCATCATCGCCGCCGACCGGACGGCTGACCCCTTCCTCTTTCTCCAGGGCGTCACGCGCTTTGTCGGGAATGTCCTCCCAATCGAGCACCACGCCCTTGGCCATTTCGTAGCGATGGCCCATGTAGGCGGCGCCGCGAAGCTCCGATGCTCTTGCGTCATGCACCCAGTCCGCCGGATCGACCCGATCCACGAAACTCTGCGTCACGTCGTCGTCCACCGGTCCGATGGCCACGATGCCCATCATAAACAGGGCATCGAGCGTTACGAGCGGAAGCGTGCCCGCAAGGTCGGAATCCAAAATCCGTTGGTTGACTGCGAATTCCAGCGCACGCGCCACCGGTCGGCGTTCCCTTTTGAACGGCGAAGAGATCATCACCTTGGGTTTAGCGGGCGTCAGAATCGAGGTGTAGATTCGCACTGCCAGTTCCAGCATGTTAACCAGAACTCGCGGCTGGGAGCCATCCTCTTCACCCCAGTAAAAGCCGCCGACCTCTTCGAGCGCCATGTGCCTAAACTTACGAAACGGGCGCAGTTTCTCGTAGGACCATTTCATGTGGGCCCACGTGTTTACCGGCGACTTGTCGGATAGGTTACGAACCATGGCCAGCCTACATCATGTTGATCGACACAGCAACAACCTCATCGCGCTTCGACGCGAGAACGCACACTTCCTTTTGTGCGGTATCCAAGAACCCGTTCACTTCCAACGTATACGTTGTCGGGTTTGGCAACGAATCCTTCCACTCTTCCAATGCCCTATACGCCTCTGCCTTTGTAGTACACACAGAACGGTATGACCCATTCCCGTAACTCACGGACACCTTCCAGACGTCCTGCATCGCTACGCCCCGAAGATGCCGTTGAGGATCGCCACGATCCCAGCGAGAAACGCCTGAATCCCATCCATAAACGCCTGGATAAATGCACTTAGATCGAACATGATCTTACTCCTTAAGCCGCTAGTTCCAAGGTAACCTTAACTTTTCCCGTCGGAGAATCGGCGCCGTTCGTGCCACCTGGATTAATGACGGTCGCAACGCTGATTCCCGTAGCGAACGGAATACCGCGCCGAAATGGGTATTCGTTGTCGCTCTTGCCCGCCACGCCGAAAAGAAGCAACTCCGCGGCGGTCGTGCCTACTGTCGGCGCATCAGAATCGAAGATGCGGACGAAAACAGTCTCGCCCGGGTTCTCGCTGCAATCAATCGTCACGGCGTAGATGACGGGAGTGTTCGTACCGGTAATATCGTTTTCCGCGTTTTGGTTACTGTCGCCGATCACGATCTTACGATCAACGGTAGCACCGTGAATCACTGTTGTTGTAAATGACATCTCGGTTCCTCGCTATTCGACAAGCAGGTACACATCCATCGCCTGATCCGGCGCTGCCGTCATCGTGTCGCCGTTCTCCTTGGATGCCAGGACGCTGACACCATTCGCAAACGACAACCCTTTCGGAAAGTCGGCCGTTTCGATGCCGGCCACGGGATTGGTCCCCACCACGCGCACGGGAAGAATCAGGTGCGGCGCCGATGTTCCGGCAACCAGCGCATCCGAAATGATGTCGTAGACCTTGAGATAGTTCTTTGAACTGGCCGTGACCGTATTGTCGAGCTGGATTGACTTGAGGGTACCCGGTCCGTCCAGCACGTTCTTGTGCGCAGCGGAAACTGTGTTCGTCACTTCCGTAAGCTTCCGAAGCCCGGCAGCCGAGCTTGGAGGATCGACCCTAATTACCGTTTGTCCCGCTGCCATGATCTACTCCTTCAAGAGCCAACGAAAAGGGGCGCGACAGTCCGCTAAGACCGTCGCGCCCCTTGTTCGGCGCTTCGATCCTATCGGACGGGCTTCGCTCGGGATCAACAAGGCGTTTCGAGCGTTGCAACCCGCCCAAACCGCCGTTCGTTGGCGTTATTTCAACGACATCTCATCGTAGTTCTTAACGAATTCGTACACCCAGGGATCAGGTGGAAGGTTAGTGCCATTCCAGACTTCGTCGCCCATGGCATTCTTATTGAAACTACGATTCTCTTTTTTGATCTCGTGGTCTGACACGCGAACGAAGCGCACAGTTTTGCATCTCGACATCCAAATGACATACGGAACTTTCAGCGTCGTACTCATACCGTGTCATCAACCTCCAGAACCAGCGTCGGCTCGTCGACCCGGTCAGCCGGATCGGTGCCCGTAATCACCAGGAAGTATTGGCGATTCGCCGGTGCCACCTTCTTATCATCCCCCGAAAGCACAAAGTCAAGTTTCGTACTGACGCTGGAGACGTCTGAGAGGTCGTCGTTCTCCAACTTCGTGCCCACCAACGCCCCGCCACGGCCGTCCCCGGGGTCCGTCTGGCGTAGCTGGACCAAGACGGCGCCCGTAGTCACGATGTTCTGGGCGTACAGCCGAGCCTTGGACAGCTTGTGGGCGATCGGCACGAGGATCCGACAGACGTACGTGTTCGTCTTCCAGAGCATGGACGAGCGCGTGTATTCCAGCCACGCGGCGTAGATCACCACATCGTCCGTCCCGAGCGTGCCGTCGGTCGGTTGGATCGTCAGCGAGAGCGCCGCCGGCGGGTTCGCAACGTCCGCAGCAGCGATCGTCAGCGATTCGAGCTGGACTGTCTTGGCCGCGGCGTCGCCCGTCATGGCGCTCGAGGTGCCACCTGCGTTGGCGTCGGCGTCGTGCAAGGCGGCGTCAGTCAGGAAGAACGCCGTCACCAGCCAGGTGACCGCGTCAGCAAGCGTCGCCCCGGTCTTGGATGCCAGCACTTTGAGCACAATGTCGGCGCTGGGGTCCAGGTCGTAGGGAAGCGGGACCGTGATACCGATGGGGTCCGGGTTGGCGTGCGTACCCCACTTGATACCCAAAGCCTCGCTGTTCATCAGTGCGTAGCCAGGCGTTGGTGCGGCGCTGAAGGCCAGCATTGCGGTGGCATCCTGCTCGATGAATTCACCGATCGGCAGCGGGATGATCCCCTGCTGGTTCTGCTGTATCCACGTGTCAGTCGAGTGGAAGGTTTGGATCGCCATTCTTTACCGCCAATCCGGCTGCGTAGCCGGCCAAAAAGCCCTTCCGGTAGGAGTTCGCGCTAAGGAGTTCTACCGTCGAAAACAACACTTTTCCCTCGCCGTCAAAGACAACCCAGAGGAGCTCGTTTTCGCCCCCTTCGATGGTGAACTGTCGCATCGTAAAGGGAGACGGAATGTCTGCGTCAATTATGGCGCCATCACTAATGCTCCACAGTTGCTTTTCAGTAACCTTCGGCATCTACAAAGTCCTCGACCATGTTGCCCGAAATTCTCGACGGCAAGGAGTCGCTGATCTCAACATCAAGTGCCCCCGAGCCAGACGTCCGTGGCCTTCCCTCATATCGCGTGGCAACACTTTGGCGAACTCCTCCTTGAATGCGGCGATCGTCTCGTCGTCTGCCCGGAGAACGAGACCCGTCAAATCAATCTTGTTCGCCATCGTTCTCCTCCTCGAAGAAGTTGCAATCGCAGTCGTCCCAGAAGTAATAATCGGATACGCCGTCGGCCGTAATGCTTGGCAAAACGTAGCCACCGGTATTCGGATCGAACGCGGAAAAATTCACCACCGCGTCGTCGCGGTCGAGTTGGAGCCCGTCCTGATCCACGGGGGTATAGCCGATCATGCGTACACCAACTCCTTTCGCGGACCGTAGCCGTTCAAAAAATTCGACTGCTTGCTCTTCTCGATCATATCCAGCCAAGCCATCGTGCCACGGGGATAACGCTCAACGGGGTTTTTGTCCACCGCCCGCCGGGCAGTTGACAGGCGATTCGCCAACGCCGCGCCGATTACCCGATCGCCGTGGTTCCGCCGGGCACCCGTGGTGTGCGCCCAGGCCAACGCGGGCGAATACTCGCAGCCACCATCATCCGTCCGCACATAGCAACGCATCTCGTCGATCAGTTTCAGTTCTCGAGGGACAAACGTACGCTGTTGCATCGCCTCCATCAAGTCGCCCAAAATCTGAGCCTTGGAATCCCGAGTGGTCATAAACCCCGCTATCCCCGGACCTCTCGCCAGCGTGTATCCACTCGCCTCGTCTCGATAGACGCGATGGCATCCCAGCCGATCGATCCAACGCCCGAACTGGGCACCGGGCCCCATCTTCTCCCAAATCAGCATCGGTTTACTCTTGTCCGGCTGACTGAACCAGCGCCACACGGCAATCGTCAACTTGGCGAAGTCCTCCGGCATCAGCTTGTTTGTCACCACGCTGGCGACCTGCTCGCCGGTATCGAGATCGACAATGATCAGCACCGAATCGGATGCCCCCGTACCGGCCGAAATATCAGCACCCATGCCGAAGTTTCGATCCGCCGTCAAAATTCGCCCGTTCTCCAGCGGAAGCCATAGACGCACAATGCCGTCTTCTCGCTTGTCCCACTTCTTCGGCTCGCAGGTGTCGTCGTCTTCAAATTCGAGGTTTCCGACGTGGACCGGAGCCTCGATACAGGCACGCTCGGCCGTGTCCAGCAGCGCCACCGGGAAGATCAGGTGAGAGCTGGTCGACACATCGCCGCCCAGTTCCTTGTCGATCGCTTCGAGCGAAGACGCCAAGGCGGCCTGCTCATCGAAATACGGCGAACGCAACCGACCGTCCAAAACAAAAGGGTAGTCGGCCGGAAACTTGTATTTGGTATCCAGAATGACCAATTCGCCGTCGACACCGGTCTTGTACAGACCTGCCGCCTTCTCGGGCCAATCCGTCCACCAGATGCGAAACTGCCGGTAGGCGGGTCTCTTCATAATCGTGTTGAAAGCGTTAGGGCCCGGCTCCGGCGTCGAGTTGAAAATCCGAGATCGAGCCCCGAACTGAGAAGCGTCCAACGCCCGCCAGCCTTGGCGCATGGTGTAGGCCGCGAACTCGTCCACCATCATGGACGTCCGTTTGCCGCCACGGCCCAGTTCCGCGGAGTGCGCGGTCCCGTTGATCACGTTCCGATCCCGCTTGTTGACCAAGCTTCCTTTGGTGCAACGATACAGGGACCCCTCGGGCCGCATCCAGAACGGCGTGTATTCGTAGAAGAACTCCAACCTGTAGAACAGCGTGTCCGTGTCGTCTTGTTTCCCGTCAACCAGCTCTTCGGTTCTACTGGCCACCATGAACGTCTGATTTCGGCGAAACAGCCATCGCCAGAAGTACAGGGCGAGAACCAGCCAGGTGGCGCCAACGTCACGCGACTTACAGATGACCAGATGCTTCTTGTGCTCGATGCAATACTCGATCTCTTCCAGCAGTTCGTCCTGCTTGGCGAACGTCACGAAGGGCACCACCGGATCGTCCGCCCGGTGCATCACGTTGTTCGTCCAGGCGAACGTGTTCACCCAAAAGAGAACCGACTTGCGGCATTCCTCCAAAAGCGCACGCTGGACCTCCAGATCGCCGGTCGCCGCCCCGTTACAGCCCACGCGATACAACCGGTTCTTGTCCAGGTCGGTGGGATACGAGATGGAGCCGGCGTTACGCATCGTCAGATAGTATGACCAACAGCCCCAAAAAAGGGAAGATGGGGCTAAACGCCGATCTCAACGCCAACAACAACAAGACGCCCCTTGCCTCTTGCAAGCGCCTGAAGAACTCCGGCGATTGACGCCTGGAGGGCAATAGCGCAGTCTCGACACACAAGCAGATACAAAGGACCCAAATCGTCTATCTCGATGAAGAACGACGCCTTGACCGGGTTCTCCGTCTCCTTGCCGCAGATACAACGCAGAGCAGGAACACGTTCAGCACCCATCGTCAATCCTCCTGTTCGTCGCCCACCGACTCATCCTCGTCAACGCTCCGACCGCCCAGAAGCATCTCACGAAACCGCCTGGTCTGAAGCTCGCCGGCCGACAACTCCGTCTCAGCCGGCTCAACCTGCTCCGTAGCCTCATCAGGCCCAGCCCCGTCGTCCGCCGCAGGAGAAACATCCGCCCTCAAAACCGGACGGCCAGTGCGACGGTTGACCGGCACGGGCAACAGAGGCCGACCACGAACCATGTAATCCAAGCAAGCACCAAGAAAACGAGTACGCAAAACCGGATCAGACTCGATCGCAATCAACAAATTGTACGCGCGGCGGGAAGGGCAAGAAGACCAGACGGGGAAAAAACCCAACAACTCGTCCGACAGATTCGATAAGACCCACTGAACGTCCGAGTCGCTACCTTCCGGCGAAGTGGGAGGCAACGAAGACACGAACGAAGCGTCAATGGGCACCGGACGCTCGGCAGTGACCGACTTGCTGACGCCCTTCTCAGCCTTGCACAAATCCTTCCGGTCAACACGAGCACGAGCACGCAAAACACGCATCACCGCCTCAGGATCGAACAAACGAATCTTGCCCAACGTGTAACGAGCACCCGTCTCCAACTCGGAAAACTGATACCCCTGGTAGCTCTCCCAACAAGGAAGCCGGCCCGCACGAACCTCACGGTCCAACCACGTACGGCCCAAACCCAAACCCGACAGGTGACGGGCCAACTGGTCGAACGTGACCAAACCGTACTTCTTACCAGAAGACTCAAAGTTAGAGCCGAGAACCCCGAAACGGCCGACCGCCTTACGAGTGAGACCCAAAGAGACAGACGACACAGAACCGGAAACCGAAGATTCAGACGAATCCAATGCGTCAGCACTACGAAGAGCACGGTCTACTTCACGGGAAACTGGGATCGCCATCGCCGAAGTGTAACACGGGAAGGCGAAGAGGGGAAGAGGCTAATAGTAGGGGTACGCGGGCGCGGGGTACGGGTCGCGGGTCTAAAACGACAGGCGTTTTGGGACCCCTATCCGCAAAACCGCCTTTGCAGGCTGCAACCGACGATTCATGGACCCGATAACGGCTGTTATGTTGCATTCGCCGCCGTTAGGGGTGCGCCATATCACGCACCTTTGTTACAAACTGCGTGATTTCACGCACCTGCGAGGACTGCTTGCCTCATCTGCCGGCAGCCCTCTCATTTGAAGCGTACCTGTTCTCTTTCCATTTAGCAATGAACACAGCACGATGCCTTGTGGTGCTTGGTCGCACCTCGACGTCAGCTTGTGAGTGTAAGACGAACTGATATTCTAACCATTAAGGGACCTCTGGGGTTGGCTGTCAAGCTG